GGTGCTTCACCCTGAACAACCCCACAGCCCAGGAAGAGCAGCACCTGCGAGAAATCCCTGTGAACCAGGTAGATTATCTGATCGCGGGGCGCGAGAGGGGGGCCCAGGGCACTCCCCACATCCAGGGGTTCGTGAACTTCGTGAAGAAGAAGACCCTGAACCAGGTGAAGATGTTTGTGGGCGTGAGAGCCCACGTGGAGAAAGCAAGAGGAAGTGATGAGCAGAACAGAGATTACTGCACCAAAGATGGAGACATACTTGTGGATGTGGGGTGCCCCCGCCGTCCTGGAGCCCGTCACGACCTGGCCTCAGCTGTGAGTACCGCCTTGAGCACGGGGGACCTGGGCAAAGTGGCCTCTGCCCATCCAGAGACTTATGTGAAGTTCCACAGGGGCCTGGCTGAGCTTATAAAGGCTGCCAACAAGCTGCCTCGCAGGGCCTGGAAAACTGAAGTGCATGTGCATGTGGGGCCCCCAGGCTGCGGAAAAAGCCGCTGGGCGAGTGACTTTGCTGACCCCGAGGTCACCTACTGGAAACCCCCCCGCAACAAATGGTGGGATGGCTACGCCAGCCATGAAGTAGTAATACTGGATGACTTCTATGGCTGGCTGCCCTTTGATGAGCTGCTGAGGATCTGTGACAGGTACCCCCTGGAGGTGGAAGTGAAGGGGGGGCTTGTTCCCTTTCTTGCCAGGACGCTGATTATTACAAGCAACAAGATGCCCCAGGAATGGTACTCCTCCGATGCTGTGCCTCATGCAGAAGCACATCTAAAGAACGGGATTACTACTTTGACGTGCTGGCAGATTGCTACAACACCACCCACGGAAGATTCGGCCCCCCAGTACCACCCCCGTCCCCTGAGCTGCCCTTCTGAGCAGTTCCCCTATGAAATAAATTACTGAGTCAAAAGTTATACTGGTGTGAAGTTGTCTTTATTATGAATCAGTGACACCTTCTGCAGTGAACACAGGTACATGGGGGATAATGGGCTGGGATCCATGCTTTTGCTTGGATTTCAGGGACACATTATTGATGAGGTTCAGCTCTCTGAACTGGACATAGGCAGTGAAGATTACCTGCCAGTTCATATCAGCCTCAGACGGGTTCATGATGGAGAAGCCCAGGCCATAGTGTTTAATAGAAGCATAGGCCATGGCCATCCACCACTGGTTCCTCTTGCTGTTGGGCTGGAAGTGGTGGAGGTTGGAGACCCCGTCTATGTCAGGTTTGGGCATAAAATACCTGCTGTGGGGCTTGTAGTTGGTGAAGGGCCTAGCAGAGGAGTGGTTCTCATAGGGATTGTAGGCTATGTTGGTCTGCTTGGGGAAAGCATTCCCATCAGAGTCAATAATGGTGAACCCGTGCCTCCTCTGGATGATGGCGAGGGGCTCCTTGGGCAGGAACTTGACAGAGATGCCCCTGATCCTGTAGTAGTCCCAGGGCATCAGGTAGAAGTTAGTGCTGCTTCCTGACCTGGGTACAAAATCTGTAAGTGCAAATTGATACTTGTCCACGTAGTAGCTTTCTGGACTTGTTTGTTTGGGGATGGTAAGTATAACTTCTCTTCTCAATTTTACATTGAAAACACCATTTCTTAGTCTCCATCTGATCATCCTCGGGATGCGAGGAGTTAACCTCCTGCGGCGGCTCCAACGGCGCTCAGCCCCGCCTCCTCCTTCTCCAGCGGCGGCGGCGCACGTCACTGATATTTAAACAAAAAGCCCGCCGCGGCTGCCGTCATAATCACGGCTGACTGATATATTACCAGCACCCGTCAGCAGCAGCGACGCCGCAGCAGCAGCACTAAGCAGCAGCATGATGAGACGACGCAGCGCCCCCCGCCCCACAGCGATGGATGCTCATCATGATC